GTAGTCAGGACAGGATTCGAACCTGTAGCTAATGAAACCATTTCATCGATTGGAGTCGAACCAATACTTTCTCCGCACACTAGGGCGGGGCGTCTACCAATTCCGCCACCTGACTATGTTTCAAAGAACATCACAAAGATACTAAACATATTTGAATCCACCAAATATTCCCCCATGTTTATTTCATTACTTATTAACAATGACAGTATGTCATGTTCATAACTTCCCCCATATTAATTTGGTTATGTCATTGTTTTGACATCACCTCATTAGAGACCATCTAAGACAGGGAGGGGGGAAGACATATCCCGTCGTGTTTTATATGAGATACTCCCTCCTATACCCCCCTATAGGGGTGGGGACCCCCTCCCTCCCCCGTATCCCCCCTCCATATAGGGTATTTTGGGGGTCAAAAAGGGGGGATAATCCCTTAAACAAAGTATTCGTATAAAAAAACCTATATGAAAATTTTGGGAAAAATTGGAGGTTTCACCTATAGTTTGTATGCGTCTACAATAATACTAAATTTACCTTGTGTAAAATTAAGGTAGTTTTTTGCTACGTTACGAGCGAAGGTATAGGTTTTACCTTGTCCAACAACATATCCTGAGGACACTTCAAAGATGATATGTACATCATTAAACATTGTTCGTGCGAACTTATATTCGGGGTATAGGTCTTTAAATTTTATGAGTTTACTTTGTTTACGAAAGATATTGTCTTCAATTCTAAATTTACGGTTTTTTACTTTTTGCATTATTAAAGGATTTTATGTGTTAAATGTATGGAAAATATTTTTCTGTGACAAGTCCCCCCATATATGACATTTTGACACCCCAAAGGGGGGTTCAATCCCTTAAATAAAGTATTTGTAAAAATTTTCTGGAAAAAATTTTGGGGAAAATCCAACTTATTTCGTATATTTGTATTTCATTAAAACCTTTAGTATATGAAATGTAAAATATTGTTTGAATCAAAACGAGTTAGTGGTAGTGAATATTTTGGAACAAAGATTATATCTATGTTCGATAAGAAATTTAAGATTGTCTATGAGAATCGAAATGGGAGTTCAGGTCTTAGTGTGGACATTATGAACCCTGATGGTGCGTTTGTTCACCTTCTTTCTAAATTTACCCTTGGGTTTGTTCATTCGGTATCATACGTTAGTGATGAATCTAATAAAGATAAGGACTTCCATAAGGGGTTTGAATTATGTAAGGAAGTTATCTCCAAAATATATTCTTAATCAACTATGATTTTAAACCCCCATTCCTAATAAGAGTGGGGTTTTTTATTTTACCCTTTAAATCAAAAAAAATTTGGGGAATATCCACTTTACACTTTGCAAGGATTTCATTTTACACTTTGTGAAAATTAAACGGTGGTAAAATTTACGAGTGTTTCTAAAACACGACCCCCCTTTTCAATTATAGTCAAATATCGAAAAAAAAATTTCTGGAAAAATTTTGAAAAATTCAAAAAGGTTTATTATATTATTCAGTGTAAATAAACCTTAATAAACTTAACAACTATGGCAACATTAAGAAAGTATGAATATATTAACGATATTCATGTGTATGAGGTGGACTTAACTGAAGAACAACTAAAACTTTACAAAGAAGATGAGGACAAGTTTTGGGAAGAGGTTGGTTATGATTTGGATTTTGAATTCATTCATGATAAAGTTGGGGACGCCGATGAGGAGTACGAATTAATTGAGGATTAATTACCCTTCAATAACCCCATCTTTATAGGTGGGGTTTTTTGTTTATCAATATATTTATTAGAAAAGAATATATTATGGAACTAAATAGATTTAAACAATTATTGGAATCATCAATTGGGGATGTTAGACCATTGATTAGTGAACAATCAACCATTCAGTCATCACCACAAAAACCTGAGTTTCCAAAAGACGATGAAAATTTAAAAGGTTTATCAGATACTCCTGATGGTGGGAAAATGTTTAACAGTGACTTTGGTGGTACTGAGATATTATATCCAAATGGTAAAACCAAAAGTGGAAAGTGTTGGAAAAGTTTAAAAGATGGTATTGTTGTAACCGATTGTGGAAGTATTGGTAATGTGAAAGATGGTTCAGCGGGGTATTTACCAAAATAATAAATAATATTTTTTATTTATTAATATATTTATTACTAAATAATATATTATGAAAAAAATAGTTAGACTTACAGAATCCGAACTAATAAACTTAGTTAAAAGAGTTATCTCTGAAGAGAAAATAGTAATAAAAGAAACTACTACGACTATGGGTGGAGTTAAAGTGACAACAACTGGTAAAGCTAATATAAAAATAGGTGGACATCTTTATAAAACCAAAATTGAATCTCCTGTTTACACAGGTCCTGTCGCTATATCAAGTATTGAAGAAGTGGATGGTACTTTCTACGGTAAAAATTATAAATTTACAACTAATAAAGGTCAAACAAAAACTTTTGATAAAGATGATGTTGATAACGCTATTAAGAATGGTAATGGAAAAGCCACATTTTCAATGGGTGGAAGTCTAGGTAAAATAATTCTTACAAAGAGCTCTTAACTTTAAATTATTTAAATAAATTACTTTCGAGCACATACTCGTATGTATTAAATTAAAAAAATATGAAAAAGTTACTTACACTATTACTTAGTATTATTATTGGTATTACAATCACTTCTGCACAATACTATGAGTCGAATTATTATAATACCTATGAATACTATAATGTAGAAATTATTACATATTCACCATACATAAATAGATTCTACACTCCATACTATGGGTTCGGGTATTATTCTAATTGTTATAACCCGTGGCCATACTATCCTACCTGGAGATGGGGCGTAAGTTGGGCTCCATGGTACGGTTGGAATTGGGGATATAATGTATGGTATTATCAGCCATATTATTATTGGGTATATCCGTATTCATATGGGTTCCATAACAATAATTACTACAATTGGTATGCCTATAATTATTACGGTTATCGAGAAAACAATAGCTCTAATACTACAGGAGGAAGAGAATATGTCTACGACTACAATGGTGACCGCATTAACCAATATGAAAGGAAACAGCGAGAGGTATATAAGACGACAGAAAGAAATACACCGAAGTCATATGAACGACCTTCATATAATGCGAGACCGTCGTACAATAAACCCGCTATAGATAGACATACTCCTAGTTATAATACTAAACCCAGAAATAATAATAGAGCTGTCACTCCTACTAGTAAAAGAAATTCTAGATAATATTTGATAGTTATAGATATATTTCTTATATTAATGTTATAATGAAAAAAAGGTTTTTACAATATGCCCTTAAGTGGCAATTGAGTACTATTATTACAGTACCGTTATTACATTTATTTGTCAATGTGTTCGGTTGGGGGGTTCCTGCCAGCCACATTAGTATTTAACTTTGTAGGAGCGTGCATATTTTTTCCAATAGATGTGTGGATATTCAGACATTCACATCAGAAACCCCACCTCATCAGTGGGGTTTTTTATGACCGTTATATGTTATTTTATTTTTTAATTTTCACTATTTAATGTGTGATGAAAATTATTATATATGTTATTTTTACTCTTTTGTCTTTTGGTTCTTATTCTCAGGAAATTGTTCCAGGATTAACCGCAAATAACAAGGGGGTCGGGGTACAATTGTTTTATCAGGAGTTTTTTACTGAAGGTGATTTTAAATTCGGACCTAGAGTGGGGGTTACTTGGCATCCACTTAATCCTGATGTTTCACATTTTTATTGGCAAAATATAATTGAGTATAATAATTTTTTTATATCCCCATTTTGGTTAAGGAGTTATAATAAATTAATCGGATATCAAATACCCACAACATTGGGGTATAGAAGACAAACCGAAATTGCGGAAATTGAATTGTGGGGGAATTATGTTTTTCATGCCAGGTCTTTTGATTTTCATATTCTTGTTACACCAATTAAACGAGCCAAATTATCATATTAAACAATTTTGTATTATACTTATTTGTATGAGAAAAAATATATGTTTATTTATTAAAAAGATTACCTTCGGAAAGGTATGTCTTGGTTGGTGTAAACTTTAATTCACCGATAACCCCCTCCATAAAGGGGGTTTTTTGTTTTTATGGTATTTATTGTATATGGAAGAAGTTATACGTAAAATTCTTAAGCATATTATTGAAAACAAGTATCCTATGTTTACTGATGTTAATGTAACAAGTGAACCTGTATATAGTCATTATATTGATAAGAATAAGAATTTGGTATTTAATGTTGCTCTAACAATTAATTCTTCTGACTTTGAACCTATAAATGATTCTGGTGAATGGGAAAAAATTAAATCAGATATTCGTGAAATAATTAAAATGACAGGTATCGATAATCGAATTTGGTTTTACATATATCACCCTGACGAAGATTAATATCTTTTTATCATACTTTTATGGGTGCAACATAAACCGAACCCGACTTCGTCGGTGTTTTTTCCCCCGCCCGTCGACGGACTCCGTCCGTTTTCTGACCGTCCGAACCCCTTCGGGTTTTTCTTGGTTGTTTACAGTAAAACACTATAGTGTAAACCATTAGGTGTCCATCTTAATAAAGACCCCCCCCCGCCGCTTTTATTTTATTGCATATTTATTGATATGAAAATAATCATCACCGAAAATAAGTTAGAGAAAGCCATATATAACTACATTGATGGTGTACTTGGTGATGTGAATATGTCTAAAGCTTTGGGTAACGATGGTGAATTGGTCGGTGCTTACGATTTCTTCCTTGACGACTACGATGGTGATTACTTATTTACTTGGACAAGTGCTGATTACTATAACAGTAATAAACATATCAAAAAAGATAAGGAACGTCATCAGAGACTTGTTGATATGTCACCCATTGTTGAGGTAATGACTTACCCCGAAAAAGAATTAAATAGTATGTTCGGTCATAGATGGAAACCCGTATTCAAACAATGGTTTATTGATAAATTTGATTTACCAGTAACAACAATATACTAATGAAATTAATTATCACAGAAAATAGATTACACAACCTCATCCTTAATTACATTGAGGGAGCGTATCCCGTTGATGATATTAACTATACTGAAGGTTATGATGATGACGGAAACCCTGACGATAGTTCGTATATATTTTATTTTGGGGATTACGATTATGATGAAGGTGACGGAACCATTTTCAGATGGTACGGTAAAGATTATTGGGACGGTGATGATACCGAAATACTTAGACATAGGATTGAACAATCTCCCATGTTACATTTTGAGGACTCTCGTGACTCAGAAAAATTAGACAGTCTGTTTGGAGACAATTGGAAACCCGTCTTCAAGGAATGGTTTAAAGAAAATTTCGGACTTGATATAAAAACTATTCTTTAATTTGTTATATTTATTATTATGAAAGTTATTATTACAGAATCTCAATATAATTTAATTTTGGAAAACGTTGGATTACCCCGTTATCTTCTTCGCAGAATGACTGAAATTGAATCTTTAATTAACAAATATATTGAAGAGACTGACCCATCCGATTTTGGTGATGAATTTGAGTACACAGACAATATTATTAGTTGGGTAATCACCGATGCTGGCCTTGATGAGGCGGACGAAGATGGTGAGATTCGTGATTTAATGATTGACTTATACTCCGACCAATTATTTGAAGAATTTTTTGATTCTGTTGGTCGTGATGATGAGGATGATGAGGACTACGACGACGAAGACTAATTTAAATAAAACAAAATTATCAACCCCATCTTTAACAGGTGGGGTTTTTTGTTTATCATTATATTTATTGTTATGAAAGTTGTTATTACAGAATCTCAATATAATTTGGCAATCTCTAAAAACTTAGTTTTGGAGAATGTTGATTTGTCGGGTTATGATGATGAAGATTTTATTGAGGTTTTATTAACTTACTTTAGACCGTGGGTTAAATCAAAACACGGTGATGAAATTGGTGCTAGACCATTTAGTTACTTATTTAATACGTATCTTAAAGAATTTTGTAAAGATATGGGTATTGATACAGGATTTATCAGGTATAGTAGTAAAACAAGTTTAATGAGTAGAACGGGTAGAGAAATTGTTAAACTTGGTAAACACTCATTACCTAGTTTAAGGTCACAAAGGAATTTCTCAGTACAACACAAACGTGGTTTAGATATTGGAATAAAAATGTTGGATTTACCTAATTATGTTAATGTTCGTATTGTTGAAGATAATCCTTATGATGTTACAGTAATCGCCGATGTTGATTTTATTCAAGCGGTTAAAGACACTAGTATTGAAAGACCCCTCCAACAAATTTCGAATAAAATAAGTAGTACCTTAATTAGATTTATTGAAGAGACCATGGGTATTAAACGTGGTAAACCTATTTTTGGTGAATTATCAATATATGGGACGACAAATTTACTTAATTTTGATGAGTGGGTTAAAAAAGAAGGTAGGGTAATTAAACGAGCGTTGGCTGATAAGTACCCAAATGACTATAGACAATTAAAAATTCGCTATGGACATAATATTGTTGAACTTAAATTAGGTTTTAGACAACACACTGGATGGAATAAAAAGTCTGAAATTGCTCAATATTTAAGAGATTTACTAGGAGAAAAGGGTTATAATACCTCATCATTTAATATTGATAGATAATTAAAAAAAGATTATTAAAGAAATATAACTTTTACGTTAGCATTGTTTTCAGGGAACACAAGTCTTGTTATCGATTGGAATAATTCTTCTCCATAATCCTTAATTTCATTTAAAATAAATTTTCTATAATTTTCACAAGCATTGTTACCCCATAATTTATTGCCGTCGCACTCTATTTTAATAGTCACAAAGTAATTTGAATTGATTTGATTTACCAAAACTTTAAATTCTGTACGACCTTTTATTAGTGACTTGTCGTACATTTTATGTAAAATTAATTCTTTGTTTTTTAGGTTTTTCATTATGATGCAAATATACGAACAATAACTAACTAAACCAATTTTTTTTTTAAAAAATTTGTATTTATAGTAAAAACCTTAATGAAACTAATCATAACAGAATCACAACACAAAAAAATGAAATCCATAATTCAGGATTTGATTGATGGTGCTTTAAATGAACTAAGAGAAGAGTCTGAAGATTGGGGTTTAGGTGAAATGGACGAGATTGATGAGGTTGAATCGATTGATAAAATCGTGGTAAAAGATATTCGTATGGGTAAACCTATTGTTGTTGATATTGGTATTCATGTAAACAGAAACAGATACGATTTTGATAATGTCACCGCACATGTTGAGGACTACGTTAAGTCGTGGTTTCCTGGTGTTGAGTTTAGTGGTTATGAAATTATTGATGAACGAACTTGGGGTCCAGGAATTGATTGGTAAATAAGATTTTAAAAAAGGGTTAATCAACCCTTTTTTTATTCCAATTATTTTTTATTTTTAAAAAAAAATGAAACTAAACCCGCTAAAACTGAATATATTTTTGAAAATAGTGGTAAAGTTACCGATAGAATTTTAATTTAAAATGATTAGTAAGAAAGAATTAATTTTTGGTGTTATTTTAGGTTTTACATCACTAATTGTTGGATTTTCAGGTAATGGATTTCCTTCATTATTGAATTGTTTCTTTGGTGGGTACATTATCTCATACTCAATAAGAAGAATGAGTGATATTGAGAAATAAAGTGTTTTAATCGCTTTAGATATATTTATAAGTAATAAAATAAACTTTTTTAACAAAAAAAAACATGAAATTAACTAAAGCACAAGTATTAGGTATTTTAAGACACACTTTAACATTTGTTGGTGGTATCCTAGTTACTAAAGGTTTACTTGACGAAGCTACTTTGACAGAAATAATTGGTGGTGTTATCACATTAACTGGTATTATTTGGTCTGTAGTCGACAAAGCAAAGGCTTAATTTATTCTATTATAGAATTTAGAACCCCACTCACAAGGTGGGGTTTTTGTTTTTTAACTATTTATATATATGGATATAAAAATTAAACATAAACAGTTAGAAACCATTTTTAACTCTATTATGACTGAGTTTAAGGATTTAGAAAGAGCTGATAAAAGTTATGACTACTATGTTTCTGAAAAAAACAGATATGTTGATTTAGATGTCTACAATTATTACGAAAATGTTGAGGATGATTGGGAAGATGACGAATGGGCACTACAATACCACCCAACAGGTAATGATTATACCGAAGAAAATGAGTCACCAGCATTATATTACGCTGAATGGTTTTTCAGAAACGTAATAAATGTTTTTGGTGTTGAAAATTTTAAACAACTATTAAGACCTTGGTTTGAAAAAAATTATGGATTACCTGTTAATATTATTGATAAAGAAAGGTCTTAATTATTTACATAACTAAATTAAAAATTAAACTTAAAATTATGAACGAATCTCAAAAAGCATCACTTTATGGTCAGTTGTTAAATGAACACACTAGACTACATAACAAAATTAATGAAATTAAAGGTCAAAACATTGATTTGAATAGAGCCCAAATAACTGAAATTGTTCAGTTAGAAGCTAGACAACGTCAAATTATGCAACAAATAAACATTTTGATGACACGTTAATAACCTTCATAATTTCTATAACCCCCTTTTAAGGGGGTTTTTTATTTATACAGATATTTATTCTATATGGAGATATTAATCACCCAAGAACAATTTGAAAGTGTTTGCCTAAATGAAAAATGTATCAACGAATTAACTACTTTGTTAAACACCGTTGAAACAAAAAAGTTTTTTCGCAGACCAATAGACGTTGCTCTTGATAGGCATAAACAATACATGCCAAAAAATTCTGAACAATACAAAAAAGATAAGGATATCCTTAAAAGATTTTTTAATTTCGACGATAAAAGAATTGATGATGTAATGTCGATTAAAATGATGTACGATGATGATGGTAATTGGATGCCTATTAATAAACTAAACACTAACTATAGTGATTTGGCGGTATTAATTACAGATATTTTAATCGATGAAAAATATTGTGTTTGTAAAATAGTTGAGAATTTAAAAACTAATAAATACAGTGAAGTAAAAGAGATTAATAATTTATCGAACCAAATGTTTGATAGACCTGAACACTATTATCAAAAATACTTAAAAGGTAATTACGATAAATACATACAAAACAACAGGTTAAATACCACTAAGGGTGATAAATCGGAAGAATTTGTAATTGATGAAATGACTAAACTCGGATATAATTTAATCTACCGAGCTTCTGAAGGTAGTCCTATCGATACTAAGTTAGGTGTAGATATGATTTTTGAAAAGGATGGTGATATTTTTAAAACACAGGTTAAAAGTGTTGGTAGTTTATCAAAATTAGACCAAACCCCTTGTGATATGGTTTCATCTGGAATCAAAGAAAAAGGGGGTTATAAAGTGTTTAAAAGAAATAGAATCACAGTTAATGAACAGTATGTGGATTATTTAGTTTTCACTTCAGGTAAAAAAATGTTAGTACTTAAAAAATACCAACCAGTTTCAATAGAAAGTATTAAACCGTTAAAATGTGTTGCAAAACCAATAAATGAATTCCCTAAAAACAATACCTTTATTGATAAGGAGTCGGTTGTTTATAGTAATTTTTAAAATAATTTATAAAAGTAGAATATAATATCATGTCTAAAAATATATTAAATGAAGAATTAAACACTATGAAATATCTTTTGGGGTATAAAAGAGGTGTGGTCATATCTGAACAAAAAATCAATGAAGGTGGTCCTTTTGAAGATATTGGCTCTCCCGAAGCGTGTATTAATTTTGAAACAGGAAAAGGTTTAGAAAAGGTTGAACAAATTAATAATGAAATCCAAACATTAGGGATTAACGACATTATTAGTAGTGGTGATACTTTAGCAATACCTTCAAGTTTAGAAGAAATCAAAAATCAATTAGATAGTAAATTGAGTGAGATTTTACCTAACGCATCTATTGATGATATCAAACAAATGATATCTTACGTTAAAAATAAGATGAAAAATCCTGAGGATAAAGAACCTATTAAAGAACAAGCTGAGTTAATTACTGTATTACAACCTGTATTAACTTTAATACCTATTTGGGGTTGGGTTATTTTGGGTACTTGGATTATATTAAGACTTTTACGATGTCTTATTTATAAAGCTGAAAGTAAATTATTCAAATGTGCCTTTAGTTGGAAAAAATCACCATTAGCGTATATCACATTTTTAATTTTTCTTGATTTTAAAAACATGAAAAGAGGTAATACAATTTACGGGTGTAAATAGTTATGGAGGAATTTAGAGATAATAATTTTAATGATTTGCAAGTTAAAGGTTTGGATATGTCGATTAAAGCCGCGGCAAAAAAGTATCCATTTATTGTTGGTTGGCAATTAGATAGTAATTATAAAAAATATAAATATATTTTATATATTGATTTATTTATTAACATTAAAAAATTAGCCGAACAAACAAATCTTTATCTTGACAAAGATAATTATAGGGATAGAGGGGCATCATTATTTTTTGGATTAACAACCAACAAAAACGGGAACCCATTAGAAGGGTTTACACCTAAATGGAATAAGTTTCTTGACGATTCTTATGATTATGGTAAAGAAGTAAGAGATAAAATTAATTTCTTTTATTCCAAATTACCAAATAATTATAAAATATATATCGATACTGGTGAAAATGAATTAAATTCTATAGTAACAATAAATGTTGATGATTATATTATTAAATAATGAGTTATCATAAAAAACAATCAATACAAAGAGCAAATATCCTTTTAGAAAGGAGATATATAATTAATGAGGTTAGTTTTTACGATGCGGCAAAACCATATAATCAATGGTATACACAACAATTTCCTCAAAGCACTTTGAACCCAAAAGGATATAAAATATATATTAATAAAAATGGGACCAATGTAGACCCTATTTCACTACCAGAATTTAGTGAATTTTCACAATATTTTAAGGAGTATCCTACTCAAAATGAGGCGGATTCTCAGTTAACAGTTTTAATCACAAAAGTAAAAGAAAAACAAACTAAACAAGAAACACCAAGTACCGATGGAACATCAGGTACTCAAGGTACTTCAGGTACTGCTGGGATACCAAAAACCAATGTAACGTCTGGTACGACTCAAACACAAAAAAGTAGTGTAACAAGTGGGTTAAATGTTAGCGGCGGGCAAACGTTAAGTCAAATGATGTCAGACAAACTTTCAATCAATTAAACTTATTTGACTTGATTATTTTTTTTATGTAAAATTAAATATGATTAAAAAACTTTATTACTTATTTATTGGGTTGTCATTATATTCTTGTAGGGAACCTCACAAAATTACAAAAAATGATTTAGTTATAAAATGTGTGATTGTAAGTGTTGAGGTAAAAAAGAATATTAGTACCTTAGAACCATATAGTAAGTATTACTATACAACTGATTGTGGTGAAAAAATAATTACCAACCAAAATGATGTTTACCACATTGGTGACACAATAAAATATATTTACGTAGATAAACTAAAGAATAAATAACTTATATTTATTATTAAAATAATCTTATGAGTAATAAATTACGAAGTATTCACGAAGCCAATGTTAGACTTGATAAAAAATTTATATTAAGAGAACAACAATCAGGAACCACAACAACTAGCGGTACAACCGAACCACCACAATCAGGTACTACAACACAAACGACAACTGTTGCTCCGACTACAACACAAACAACGACAGTAAAACCATTGGGTAATTCCGAAATTAATCAACTACCCGATTGTTGGAAATTTAACTCAACAAAATTGGGTCTAACTAAAGGGGAAGAAAAAGATAATGTAATTGTTTTTAATTCAAAAGAGGGTAAACCATTTTGTAAAAAATCTAAATAATTAAAAAGGGGTTTTAAACCCCTTTTTTTATTTCTTCTTACTAGTTACAATCTCATCAATAATACCATACTTAAGAGCTTCATCAGAAGTCAACCATAAATCACGACTGGCATCTTTCATAACTTGTTTAGCAGGTTTACCACAATAACTACCTAACAAGTCAAATAGTACTTGGTTAATTTTTTTCCATTCAGTCATGTCAATCTCCGCATCTTGAATATTACCTCTAAACCCACCTGATGATTGGTGTAGCATTGTACGAGAAAAACGTAATGATGAACGTTTACCTTTAGTACCCGCACCTAATAAAACCGAACCCATTGACGCCGCCATACCAGTATTTACGGTACGAATATCGCATTTAATGTAATCCATAACATCAACCATACTCAAACCTGATTTTACTGAACCACCAGGACTATCTATGTGCATAGTGATATCGGTACTATCAACCGAATCTAAATACATTAATTGTGCTTGAACTACTGTTGACATTCTATCATCAACAGGGCCTGCAACCCACAATAAACGTTCTCTCATCAAACGAGAAAAGATATCCATTTGAGTAACTCTCATCTCACGCTCTTCTAAAATGTAAGGAGTCATAGAGTTCTCGATACTATTTTCAAAATAGTGTAGGTTCATTGATGACAAACCATGTTCGCTCATCGCATACTTTCTAAAATCTTTTCCAAAATCCATATTAATCATTTTTTTTATAAAATATAGGTGAAAAAATAAATAATCTCAAATAAAAAAAGTCGGAAAACCGACTTTTTAATATTAAAGACTATAAACCGCCCTATATTTATCACCTAACAACTCAATAGCTTTAGTCACCGCCAAATCCTTAGTCTTTAATCCTTTCTCAACAATTTTTTTTGAATGGTAAACAACATATTCTGTTGATGATACAGATTTTTTACCATTAGTACCTTTTTTCATTGCGTCTTTTGCATAAATGTCGTAAAAACCAACCTTAGTGATGTAACGACCGCGTCCTCCTGATTTTGTTGCCATAGTTTTCTTTTTGTTTTAATTAAAATATTGATTACACCACAAAATTAGAAAATCTTTTCCGATAATACAAGCGGTTAGTACAAAAATATTGATAAAACTTAAAATTTCACCTAAACTTGATTGTGAGACGAGAATTATTTGAATCCATGTTGGAGAAATTGTACCCCGAAGGTAAAATAGAGGTGGTTAATTATGAAATATTGGAAAGAAATCAGTTAAATGAGTCTGGTGAGTGGGTTAAAGATACTCCTGCAGTCTTTGTTGGAGTAAGGCTCAACGGTACTGACACTAAAGAGATTGGATTAACTAGTTATTTCACTGATTTTACAGGATTCGAGTTCTCAATATACCATGTATGATGAAAAAACCTGATTTAGTAGTATGGAGCGAAGAAAATGGGTACGATGCTAGTAAAAAGTCGTATCCCACTAATGTAACTGCACCAAAGTTTGATTTACCCAACGTTGGTTTGGTTAAAAAAGAATCCTCAAAGAAAATGTTAGACGTTTTTGAGAGAGAAAAAGACGAATTGGTGGAAAAAATCCAAAAACTTTACCAAGAATACAACGATTCGGTTATGGTTTGGGAATCTAAAATTTCTTTTGACCCTATTGTTGGTAAAAGTTACTTTTTGTATAATTTTAAGGGTATTAACACCCTTTCTTTACTTTCTCCTGAAGATTGGGACAAAAAGGATTGTTTTATTGGTGAGTTTTTACTAAATTCGGATAGAAAATGGATTAAACAACGATGAGAAGGGTATTTCAAAAGATAATATTCATTATTGAATTAATTTTAAATAAGTTTAAAAAGAAACGAAAAACAATTTGGGATTTATGAACAAACTAGATAAACAATACCAAGAATTACTCCAAACTATTTTAGATTACGGAGTTGAAAAGAAAGACCGAACAGGTACAGGAACCAAAAGTATTTTTGGTTATACCATTCGTCATAATATGCAAGATGGTTTTCCAGTACTTACTACCAAGAAGATGGCTTGGAAAACTATGGTGACAGAACTACTATGGTTTTTAAGAGGTGATACAAATATCAAATACTTAGTTGATAATAATTGTCATATTTGGGATGGGGACGCTTATAAGAATTGGTGTAGACAATTTGAAGTTGACTCAAATAATTTTAATGGTGAAGAATTAGCAAAAGGACACAATGACCAATGTTGGGGTTATCCATTGCTAGAAAACACATCAAAGGAATATAAGATAGGGCAAATAAATGCTTATTTAGAGGGTAAAGCCGAGAAACCTTTCTTTTATTTAACACAAGAAGAGTTCATCAACAAAATCAAAACCGATGATGAGTTTGCTAAGAAGTGGGGTGAACTCGGGCCCGTGTATGGTAAGCAATGGAGAGATTGGAAAGGGTTTCACGAAGGACAACATGACATCTTAAAAGTAGTATATGGTACTGAAGGACGTGAACATTATTTAGTAGGTATAGACCAAATCCAAAACCTAATCAACGACCTTAAAACAAATCCTGACTCAAGACGATTGATGGTTAATGCTTGGAATGTAGGTGAATTAGACCAAATGGTTTTACCACCCTGTCATTACGGATTTCAAGTTTATACAAGAGAGTTGAATTTAGATGAACGTATTGATATATACAATGGTTCACGAGTACCAATGAATCGTTCAACAGATTATTTTCACGAACACATGGATTCTTATGGTATTCCACGTAGAGCAATTTCTTTAATGTGGAATCAACGTTCAGTAGATACATTCTTAGGTTTACCATTCAACATTGCTTCTTACGGACTATTACTTACTATCTTAGCTAAAGAAGTGAATATGGTTCCTGACCAATTGATTGGAAACTTGGGTGATACTCACTTATACTTAAATCATATTGAACAAGCAAAAGAACAGATTGGTAGAGAACCATTTGAGTTACCAACATTAAATCAGTTCCCAACTTATGAAGGGTCAAGACCAAGTATTGAATCTTATGTGGTGAGTGATTTTACATTGAAAGATTATCAATCACATCCAACAATTAAAGCACCATTATCAAATTAAAAGTTATGAAAGAGATTTTAGATACCGAAATTTTAGATAAATCGATGTGGAATATGTATCAAACTATGAAAGATGATAACTTTCAATTTGAAGGATATTCAAATGACGATAAAATTATGATGATAAATCATATATTACCATATTTTGAAAAAATTGAGGAGTATGAAATTTGTAAAGAACTTTGTAATCAACTATAAAAATGAAAAAGTATAAAATTGAAGTAAGTGGTAAAGGTGGTGAGGTTTATGTATTTAACCTTACTGATGACCAAAAACAACAACTTGTTGATGGTGATGTTGTTGATGATGGGATGGATGTAACGGAAATTTGTAATATCTTAGAAGTTGATGACTTCTTGGATACTGATGAAGTTGTTTTAGGGTTATACCCAAACCCATATTTGTTGAGTATTAGAGTTTACAACGAAAACGGTGACAAAATTTGGGAGTCTGACGACAATCTAAACCTTCAAACAGAGGATGTTGAATATTTGTTTGAAGACCCAAACACTCTTCTTGTTGAAGATTATATTAAAGGGACTCCTATGATTTATGACCTAGATATTGAGGAGGATTTTGACCCCAAACATTTGGAACCAATTATTGTTAGTGTTGGTGAAGTTATTGAACTAATGACTGGGTTAAAATATAACAATGTGGATTTATCGCAATTCCGTGATTATGGTGACTACTGGAGTAAAGGATATACTTTTTATTTAAATTAATATGTTTATTAAAAACCAAACACCATATAAAGGTAAACTTAGATTGAAATTTGAGAAAAATCCTCATTATTCAAGTGGGGCTAATAAACTAAATAAGGTTCATTTGAATCTTGGTTTTACTAAATTAGTTAGTAGACTTAAAATTAATTATGTAAAGACTGAGGACGGTTTTGGTCAAGAGATTGACCCTGTAAAACTAGAACTTATACAAATGTACACCGATGGTAAGATTGGTGAGCATAAGTTTGGTCCTAATAATGAACACACTTTATATAACTCATTCTTAAGTCAAGATGGTACCTATATTGGTAGTATTGAGGAAGCTTGGTGGTACTTTAAAAATGGTATGACCGTGTGTGATGAATATCCTCGTGGTGTTGCGATTGTATGGAGAACCGCATATGGTTATAAGACAGTTCTTAGTGGTATAGATGGTGTTAAAGGTTATTATGGGTACTCACATCGAGGAGGTAATTTGTTTCAAATAGGTGATAGATTGTTTGATGAAAACTATGTCCCTAAAAAGGAAGATTATCCTGAAGAAGAATGGGATGGGTATGTTAAAAAATTTACCAAAACTTATCAAAAAGGTGATGAATTTGACCAAGAATGGTTATTTTTAGACGGTATTACTAGTGTTATACCATTCAAACGTAGAGGTAAAAAAGTGATAGAAAATTTAGACGACGCTTTACAAGCGGCAATTAATATGTCAAAATACTTAAGCTAAGTTAGAATAATCAACATCAAACTTACTTGATGATGCTATAGCAGCAGTTCTACCGAATTTGGAATTGGCTCTCCCAGCATTTAAATCTGCAAAATAATTAACAGAATCTTCTTTACTATTAAATTTAGGGAAAGAAGATGATGGTTTACCTTTAGTAAAAAATGCGATAGCTATTTTTGCGGCAGTTCTAGGGTCCTCCGCTTGTTCAGGATTACCTACTAAATCAACACCAATCATATTACCATATTTTCTATAGTTTGCTTTACCTGTAATACCATTCAGACCTCTACCAACATATTTCCATCCGTCACCTGGTTGGTCGTTACCTAATCTAACACCTGAGTCTTTTCCATAAACACAATCAAAAAACTTAGGGTTATCTTTTTTTAGGTGTTTACATTTAGTTCCTCTCTTACCAAAAACACTTTCAATTCTACTATCTGAAGTACCACCATACCCAATCTCTTTATAGGTTCTAAAACCACTTTCTTTATCAATTACTGAAAGAATACCAATTTGGGCTAAAGGGTCTTTAATCCCTTGTTTTTCCATTTCGTCTATAATCAATTTAATAACTTTTTCTTGTTCACTATTAAAGTTTCCTTTTAATTCAACATTTCCAGTTGTTAGATTTGAAGTATTGAAATCTAAAGATGAATCTTTCTTATTGGTGTTACTAACGTCATCTGTTTTATTATCAGATTTAACACCCAAGGCGGCCTTTAATAATAACGCCAAAGGGTTATTTTCGTTCTCAAGTCCATATAAACCCCTGATGTCGTTTTTTTCCTCTTCGGTGATTATTAATTTTTTACGCATAAATTATACTTTTTAAATAAATATCTTACTTATTAAATAAGTTAAATATATTTATCATTATGAAAGTCACCGTAAAACATATCCATTCTGGTATAAAACATAAAGACCACGAGTTTTTTAATAATTTTATTAAATTCTTACAAAATGAGTTACCTCTTAAAGAAGACATCACAATCATGTTTTTAGGTAATAAAAAAGAGGGTATGTCTACTGGTAGCCGTAACAACAAACATGAGTTAAAAGTCCTATCTAAAAATAGGATGAATAGAGATATTTGTAGAACTTTAGCACATGAATGGGTACATGAACACCAATTCAGTGTTTCTAACAAAGAAAAAGGACCCGATATTGGGGGTCCTATCGAAGATGAGGCTAATTCTAAAGCTGGTTCGTTAGTTAAAACTTTTGAGAAGGTTAACCCAAAAAAATTACCTAAAATGTACGAATAATTAATTTTCTACGTAAATCCAATTATCTCTATAATTTTTATTACTTGAACAGAAAACCGCGTACCCATTAACTATTGGTCTACCAGTATTGTAACAACCACAAACAACCCCCCAATTTTCATACCTTTCGTAAAGTTTACTCAACAACTTCATACTCGTCTCAATGTTCAATTCTAAATCGTTTTTAAGAGTTTCTTTGTTAATTTTTCTCTTATTAATATAATTTGCTGTTGAAGGCATAATTTGCATTGGTCCTACAGCCCCTGCACTTGAGGTTAAATATGGGTCATATGACCAATCAAATGGCCCTTGATATCTAGTTTCTAAAAAAGCCACGTTGTAAGCAATATATCTTGGGACATCGTACTCAGAACTATACTTCTCAAGTAAATCGTACATTTTAAGTGATACAGGTGATTTTGGATAACCACCTGACCCACCTATCACCACTTCATTATTATCACATTTAAAAATTGTAGTAATATTAAAATGACTTACCACAACTAAAGTTGAGAGTAATAAAACTACAAATAAAAAAATGTGTTTAACTTTCATAATGTCTATTGTTTATGTTGTCCCCAGACGTTTTTAGCGTATAATCTAAAGATAGAAACCCCAACAGAATCTTCATAAATTGTATAATCACCTGTTTTATTTTCTATAATGATTAAATTACTATTTTCGTCAATAGCTAAACTAACCTCATCCTTAATAATCTTGGTAACCTCATATTTTTTTTCTTTTTTTGTTACCTCATTGTAATAAATACCAACAAAGAATGACGATATTACCGCAAATACTATAATCAAATAAATTAAGGTATGTTTAAAAATAGATTTAAGTTTTTCTTTAATTAATTTTAATTTCTCTTCCATTTTTATTTGTTTTTAATTAACACTAATAACTTCTACTTCAAAAGTCAATTTTTTACCTGCCAAAGGATGGTTTGCATCAATCACTACAGTGTCATCTTTAACTTCAATAACATGAACATTGATTGGACCCATTGGACTCATTCCTTGGAGTCTTTCACCAACCTGTACATTTTCAGGTACTTGAGCTCTTGGAATTTCATTAATCATTTCTTCGGTATATTCACCATAAGCATCGGAAGGTTCAATTTCAATAGTCTTAGTTTCACCCTCAGTTAATCCCATAAGACCATTCTCGAAACCTTTAATCAACATATTGTTACCCAATACGACTTCTAAAGGCTCTCTACCTTCAACCATAGACGAGTCAAAAATTGTACCGTCCTCTAATTTTCCTGTGTAGTGAACTTTAACACTATCACCATTTTCAATTTGTTTCATAATATTTTTTTTATAAGTTTAAGTATAATCACTCGAATAATCAAATACTTTTTCGTATATTTGTATTTAAGTGATATTTATTGAACACATTTAAACTTTGGTATAATGACTAACGAAGAAATTATTGAAGAATTGTATTGGGCTGCTCACATTAGTGGAGTCTTTAATGAATTCAGTACGGAGGTTACCTCAAAACTTTTAGATAAAAATGAAATGGATAGGATTTCTGTTGTTGAAAGTGTTTATTATCAATATGTGAATAACGGATTGATTTCTAAAGAAGGTCAATTGAGGTTATAACCGATATCTTTTCATCAAAACCCATATATTTCCAAGAGTCTTCAACCAAAATAATTAAACCGTCGGGATAGACTTCTTCTGTTAATTTAACATCTGAAACTAAAATTTTGCAATCAATTACAAATGTTAGATTGTTAGTTGAGTATTTACAACTATTAACGTGGATTATACTACCATTACCAAAAAGTAATTCTAAATCTTTTTTAAAAATTTTGTTAAGTAAAACCTCTAAACATTTTTTCATAATTTAAATATAATTTAAAAAATAACTTAATCAATCTATTTGACATGTGGGTTATTATTGTGTATACTTAATAAAAAAAATATATGTACCTAAATATTATTTTAACAATTTTAGTAGTAGTTTTAATTACAATGACTTACATGGTTAATCGATGGTGGAAAAAATACGGATTAAAAATGTTTGACTCAATGGAGCAACTTAAAAAAATCTCACCAAAAAACATGAATACTGATATGAAATCAATGATGTTTGATTTACAAAAAATTATTGGTGGGTGGCATTAAAACATTGATTTTTTAGAAAAAGTGATATATTTATAATAACTATCACTCTCATTGCGAGAGCCTTTATATATATGAAAAAGTGGGGATTTTATCCCCACTTTTTTTTTAATTAAATTTATATTTATTTGGTGTAAATAAACAATAAATTAAAATATTAAAATGGCTAAAGGAAGTAAATTAAGTTCATCTAATTCGATGAAAACATCATTCGGTAAAAAAAGTGTTGGTAAATTAAAAAAGAAATTTGGACCTAAAGAGGAGAAACCAAAAAAATATCGAGGTCAAGGAAGATAATAAGACATGTTAAAATATTTATAAGTAAAGGTAAAAAAATATGATGAGTAATTATTGGAAACCGACTCCTAAAAAATGGAGAAGAATTGGGGACTCTCTTTTAGCGTCAGCAACAGTCTTATCAATTGGTGGGTTGTGGCAATTTGACAACCTAAAAGATATTTTTACCACTATCGAGTTGAAATCAATGATTATATCGTCAATACTATTAGGTGTTGTTGGTAAATTCTTAACAAATTTCTTTAAAGAAGACGACAAAATTGAAGAATAATAAAAAACCCCTCTTTGTGGGAGGGGTTTAATTTGTGACAAAAGAATGGCATTATTATTTAAGGAATTTTATAATCTTTTCTTTGATACCTAACTGTTTAATTCCTTCATTTCCCTTTGGTGTTAGAACAAAGTTATCTAACCCCCAATCTTTCCAACTCTCATCATTTTTACCCATATCTAAGTCGTCAATTGCGACCCAATGAGTAACCTCAGGATGGTCGTGTAAAAATTGTTTAATCTCAATAACACGAGTCATTTCTAAATCCCATTTAGGTGACCAAACCCAAACCATATTATTGTACCAATTACACTGACCCAAATTTTTAGTTAATGCGATTGGTTTTTTGATAATACCTTGTTTCTCGTAGTATTCACCCATTTCCTCAAGGTTAGCCCAATTTTTCCAATCTGATGATGTAACGAGTTCAGCACCAGTTTCTTCTAAGATTTCATTAAGTACCTTAACCGCTTTTTTATTAAAGTTGTCAAATCTATAATCTAATGGAACCTCTTTGTTGGTCATAGATAATTTACGACCACCCCATTTTTTTTGTTTCTTGTGACGACCACCCCACTCTGAGGATAAACAGATTACTCCGTCATGGTCTAAAAATATTACTTTCATTTTTTAATTAAATTATCGAGTTCAGTTTTAACCAAAATAAGATAGGTAACCCAACACCTAATATACCGATAAGTCTAAACAAAAACGTGAAAAACTGATTTGTTTTCGTAACCTTAGCAACTAAAAAAAATGATGAGCTGATAAAACACACAATACTCATCAGCATAATTAACTTTTCCATAGAACAAAGATAATAAAAAACCCCCACTATGAAAAGCGGGGGTTCTATATTTTTTATAATAAAATCAATTTATTTTACTTCCTCAAACTCAACATCCGATGCATCAAAATCGTTTTCTTGAGTTTCAGATGCGGTTTCATATAAATCCTGAGTAATTTTTTGGAATTTACTATTTAACTCCTCCATTAAAGTTTTAACTTCAGAAACATTTTTCTGATTATGTGACTCCTTTAACTTATCGATTGTTGAATTAATTTCCAATTTTTGTTCTTCACTTATTTTATCCCCTAAATCACTCATTGACTTGTTTACTTGGAACAATAAAGAATCTGCTGAGTTAAGTGTATCGGCATCTTCTTTTAACTTCATATCCGCCTCAGCGTTTTGTTCAGCTTCAATTTTCATTTTTTCAATTTCCTCTTTTGAAAGACCTGAAGACGATTCGATACGGATTGATTGTTGTTTGTTGGTCGCCTTATCAATTGCCGAAACATTAATAATACCGTTTGCATCAATATCAAAAGTAACTTCAATTTTAGGAACACCCCTCATTGATGGTGGTAGACCATCTAAGTGGAAACGACCAATAGTTCTGTTATCTTTAGCCATTGTTCTTTCTCCTTGAAGTACGTGAATTTCTACTGAAGGTTGGTTATCAACTGCCGTTGAGAAAGTTTCAGATTTTTTGGTAGGGATTGTTGTATTTGACTCAATAAGTTTGGTGAAAACCCCACCCATCGTTTCAATACCAAGAGACAATGGTGTTACATCTAATAATAATACATCAGTTACGTCACCACCTAATACACCGCCTTGAATTGCCGCGCCAAGAGCAACAACTTCATCAGGGTTCACACCTTTAGAAGGTTCTTTACCAAAAAACTTTTTAACCGCTTCTTGGACTGCGGGAATACGTGTTGACCCGCCAACCAAAATTACTTCATCAATGTCCGATGGATTTAGATTGGCATTTTTTAATGCGGTTTCACAAGGTTTAATAGTTCTTTTAACCAAAGATTCGGTTAAAGATTCAAACTTAGCCCGATTAAGTGTTATAACTAAATGTTTTGGACCTGTAGAATCTGCGGTAATGTATGGTAAATTAATTTCAGTACTTGGTGAAGATGATAACTCAATCTTAGCTTTTTCCGCAGCTTCACGAAGACGTTGTAACGCCATTGGGTCTTTAGTGATATCAATACCATTTTCTTTTTTGAATTCTGACGATAAATAATCAATTATTACTTGGTCAAAATCATCACCACCTAAATGAGTGTCTCCATCCGTCGATAAAACTTCAAATACTCCATCACCTAAATCAAGAACTGAAACGTCATGTGTTCCACCACCACAATCAAATACAACAATTTTCATGTCTTTTGATTTTTTATCCAATCCATACGCCAAAGCTGCCGCGGTAGGTTCGTTAATAATACGAAGTACGTTAAGACCCGCAATTTCACCAGCTTCTTTAGTTGCTTGTCGTTGGGAGTCATTAAAATACGCAGGTACTGTAATGACCGCGTCCGTTACACTTTGCCCCAAATAGTCTTCCGCGGTTTGTTTCATTTTTTGGAGTACCGCTGCGGACAATTCTTGTGGTGAATACATCCTGTCGTCAATAGATACTCGAGGACTATTTTTTTGGTTTACAACTTTGTAAGGGACTTTTTTAACTTCATTTTTAGACTCTTCAAATGAAGTCCCCATAAATCTTTTAATCGAGTAAATTGTTTTTTCAGGGTTTGTGATTGATTGTCGTTTGGCGGGGTCACCAATTTTTCTTTCACCTGAACCAGTAAAACCTACTATGGAAGGTGTTGTTCTTTTACCTTCACTATTTGTTATCACAACAGGTTCACTCCCTTCCATAACCGCGACGCAAGAGTTAGTTGTTCCTAAATCAATTCCTATAATCTTTCCCATATTATTTGTTTTTTAATTTTTTTATTTTATCTCTAAGTTCGATACACTTCTCAAAGTTTTGTTCTTTGATTGAGTTAGATAACTCAGATTCCAACTCAACTATTTTATTTTCGGTGTTTTTAAGTTCGTTAATTCTATCACGAATCTCAACCGCCTTTTCAAAATTCTGAGATTCAATAGCTGAGGATAATTGAGACCTTAAGTACTCAATATTATCCGACTTATCGTAAGATGGTTTATTACCACCAAAACCTTTAGTCATGGTAACAATGTGAGTTGTACCATCTTCACTGGTGTAAGTTGTTTTTGTCCACTCACCATCTTTAGAGTCAATACCCGACTCCATTTTCATGTCAAAATCAAAGTTAAATGATTCAAAACCAAACTTTTTTAATCTCTCGTTTATCGACTTCATCATGTCATCGAGATGTTTATCATTTCTAAATCCTCCAAATAAATCCATATTAATTATTTAATTTTATTTTTTATTTATACAACAACTCTAACAAAAATGTGCCAATTTGTAAATACTGACAAAATGTCATAAATCTAATTTATTTATATAACACAATGTGACAAAATAACATTTTAGTTAAAAAGTATAGTTAAACTTGACCTTTTAATCAAATATAATATATTTATTTCCAATGGTCACATATTTTAGAGATATTACATTACAGAAATTTAAGAAACAAGACATTCGACCATTATTAATCCCCTCTATTGAGGGGATTTTTTTTGCCCTTACGGAAATAAAAATAAACCAAAAATAAAATAAAATGAAAAACACAAAAATTTACAACGAGTTAGTACAGAAGATGAGAGAGTTCTTCTTAGAGAAAGGTTTTGTTGAGGTACCAACACAATCTAGATTATCGATTTTAGCTGCGTGTGAAAATCCGCATTCAGTTAAAACATTTGAGTATGGTGGATTAATTTGGCCACTACCTCAAACAGGTCAAATGTGGTTAGAGTATGAATTGTTAAAAAACCCTGAATGGAATGGAGTTTTCTGCGTATCAACTTCATATCGAGAAGAAAAAAACCCAATCCCTGGCAGGCATGAGTTAATTTTCCCAATGTTTGAGTTCGAATCAAAAGGTACTATGAAAGACTTGATTAAATTAGAAAATGATTTACTAAATCATCTTGGTTTTGATGATGATATAATTGAAGTTAATTATGATGAGGTTTGTCAAGAATATGGTGGAATACCTATTTTAGAAGATGAACACGAAACAAGGATGTGGAAAGAAAAAAGTTCGGTTGTGTCATTACAGAATTTTCCATTAAGAACAAACCCATTTTGGAATATGAAACACGATAAAAACGGAATATTTAATAAAGTTGATGTTATACTATTTGGTCAAGAAACTATTGGTTCTGCGGAAAGAAGTTGTAATGTTGAAGAAATGAGAAATATGTTTTATACCATCGAAGATGGCGGTTATTCCGCCAAGTTGTTTGAACTATTTGGTAAAGAAAGAGTTGAGAAAGAATTAGAAGAGTTCTTATCTTTCACCTTCTTTCCTCGTTTTGGTGGTGGTATTGGAATGACTCGTATGGCGAGAGCTTATGAACTAAATAATCTAGAAGTTTTGGCGGTCTAAAAAAATATTTGTATATTTGTATTATGGCAAAAAAACAAGAACAAGAACATAAAAAATGGGAAAGAGTTTATGAGGATGAAGAAACCATAAGTATATGGAGATACAATTCTAAAATTAGTATGGTAAACCCATATGAGGTTGAAATTAAGTATAAAAAACCTCCAGTGCGTACAAGCGTGAAAAGAACTAAATTAGGGGGTAAAAAGTAATAAAAATAAATTATTTTTATATTTATATATAAAGATATATTATGATTTTAAAACTCGGAAGTAAAGGAAAAGAAGTTAAAGAACTCCAAGAGTTTCTCGGACTAAACACTGATGGTGATTTTGGGCCTAAAACAGATGCTGCAGTTAAAAAATGGCAAAAGAAAAATGGATTAACACCTGATGGTATTGTGGGACCTAAAACATGGGACGCTATGGGGTTAGCAACTACAGATTTGTCAGAAAATGTTTATACCACAGAAAATGGTTTGGTGATTCATAGACACTTTTTACCTATAGGTGAATATAAACAAGGTCCTATTAATGCTGAATGGGTGTTCTTACACCACACGGCAGGTTGGCATAACCCTTACAATACAATTAACAATTGGGGTAAAGATAATAGGGGCGCGATTGCAACTGAATTCGTATTAGGAGGGCCTTCAATTAAAGGAAACGACGACAAATACGATGGAGAAATGGTCCAAGCGTTCCCTGAAGGAAACTATGGTTGGCATTTAGGGGCTAACGGTTCTCAAAAAATGCACAAAAACTCAGTTGCTATTGAAGTATGTAACTTTGGGTATGTTGTTAACGGAAAGGCGTATCAAGGAACACCAGTTGTAGAATCACAAATTGTGGAATTATCAAAACCTTTTAGAGGACATAAAACTTGGCACCGATATTCAGACGCACAAATTAGTAAATTACATAAATGGATTTTATGGATTGGTGAAAGAGATAGTATTGATGTAAGAGCTGGTTTACCTGAATTAGTTAAAGAAAAAGGGGCAGACGCTTTTGAATTTAATGAAAATGCGTATTATGGAAAAGTAAAAGGTTTGTGGACACACACAAACACTAGAAAAGATAAAGTGGATATGTTCCCACAACAGGAATTAATGGACATGTTAATGAGTTTATAAATTAAAAATGGGGGTCAGTGACCCCCATTTCTTTTTTACTAATCTAAGAACACAAGTTCGTTAGTTTCAGGATTCCAATCGATGTGGAATGGTTTGTGAGCGTAGTTGTATCTTTCATTAAGAACCGCCGCGTTGATGTAGTGAGTATCACCATCAAACATATAACCATTACCAGTGTGGATGTGACCACAAAGGTGAATCTTTGGTTTTACAACTTTGATTCTTTCCGCAAGTAACTCACAACCCAAGTGTTCCCCTCTGCGACCCTCAACACTATCAACATAACCCCAAGCAGGACCGTGAGTAATTAAGATGTCGGTGTTCATAGGAATCATATCCCACTTAGCCTTTAGTTCTTCACCATTTCTTGGTAAGTTGAACGCCCAATTGTAGAACTCTGGTTGCCATGGACTACCCCAAATCTTAACTGCACTTTGGTAATCGTCACCAAGAACATACATGTCATCTTCGAGGTAATCAATGTGGGGGTAATCCTCCAAAGTTTTTTTAACAAAGTCGGAGTGGTCCTGAAAACCCCAATCATGATTACCAGCGATGAAAACTCTGTGGTCGTAATTACTTAAACTATTCATCCAATCGAAGAAATTCCCCAACTCGTGTTTGTAACCCATACTTGTTGAGTCACCAGCGTGTAGTAACAATTCGCCGCCAGGTAAATCCTCAGTGATTAACTTGTGTTTGTTGTGAGTATCTGAAATTAATGTGATTTTCATATTATATTAATTAGTTAAATAAATTGCTAATAACATTATCGATATAAACCATAAACCGACAATTATCATCGGTGTATTATCCTTAAAAAAATTTTTCATAGTACAAATATAGTTAAATTTATTAATCCCACCAACCTTTTAAACCAGAACCATCAAATTGTTTGTAAAAATCGATGTTTTTATCAAACTTTACATAATCTTGACCTTTAAGAATTTCACAAAACTCTATCCACTCGCTATCGCTAATTTCACGAGCTCTTTGATAAACTTTACGGTTATGTTCAGATTCTTCTTCAGAAAGCCTATCAACCCAATAGTATGTTTTTTCATTTTTTTCACCTAAAGGATTATCGATAGTCTCACCTGTCTCAACAAAATCATTCATGTCAAATCCTCTGGAATAAAGTTCTCCAAGTTCCGCCTCAGCCATGTCAATAAACAAATCATTGTTATAATTTTGAATGATTTGAACCGCTCTACGTATCTTCTCCACTTTCTTAAGACGAGATTCATCAACCTCCAAACCGTCTTTTTCTAGTCTATCAGACATATGAATTAGCGCTGACTCCATAAACATTAGCATTCCGTGATGGTCCCACCAATAATGTTGTGATAATCCCTTTCGGAATCTCCAAACATTACCTAAAAAACGACCAATATCATAGCGGAAAAACTCGTAAGTTTTGTACCACCAAGTTTCACGACGAATCAATTTTTTTAAACTTTTTTCAAAAGTAGGTGCAAATTTTATTTCCATAACAATAGATTTTTACAAAGATAATAAAAATAATGGAAATAAAAAAGGGGAGTAGCGAATTCCCCTTTAATTTGTTACCTTAACAGTAACGGTCCTAAAAGTCCCCCGTAAAGGAGGATTATTTTTCTTTAACTAACACAAGACATCTTTTTAGATATTCTTTTGCCCTTGGAGTAGGGTCATTGTGTTTTAAAACTTTTTCAATATCCTTAACTAACTCTTCACCGTGTTCGTTTTCACGATAAAGCTCTATTACTTTGTCCATTGCTTTAACACACCCACCATTTGTTTCGTCAAAATAGTTTTTATTTCTAAACTTATTTAAATGGTTCATTAAACTATAAGATAAATGTTCTCCACCATCATTAATGTCAGGATGTAACCTCAAAGTTCTTAACATATCTAATGTATCTGTCATACCATTAATACCACCATCTCTCCTTAAAAGTTTACCAGCATATGGTTTAAAACTATCGGATGGACCTACCATATCATTTAATGGAATTACATTACGTGAAACACATCTTTGTTTTTTTTCTGGCTCACCATTTGGACTAACTTGTTCTAAGATGTATTTTCTAACAATCTTACGAATTTCTTTTTCGTTAATTATAAACTTACTCATATATACGGTCTTTAAACAATAAATATTTCATAATTTGTAATTATCCATTATTCAAGGTATTTATATTAAAAGGTTTAAAAACATAAACTTTAAATACCAAAATATGGACGATGAATCCAATAAGGACATGGAGGAAGATATTCCTCGAAAACATATCTGTGAAGTTTTTAATGCTTGGAATGTTCTTCAATCCATTTGGGTTCGATGCAATACAATATTATCTTTTTACTCTAACAAACAGTATATTCTACGCCAATTTAATCTTGTATTGTATCTCGGCAGTATGTTTTGGCTTATACTTTTACTTTCAAAAACTTTCTAAATAAAATGACACCATTAAATTTAATAACAGAAACCAAAATATCTAAAGAATTAGAGTTTCATCTAAATGAAGGTTTATCTTTAACCGAAAACGTTTATAGACCATATTCTGAAAACTTTTTTAACTTAATTAATGAAGTTAGAAATTTGTATAATAAAAATTTAATACAAATTGGTTTAGATGATAGATGGTTAGTTGAGTCTGATTTTGGAAAACAAGTTAAATTATCGACAGGTAAAATAGTTAGATTAGAGGTACCCTATATTGAGGAATCTATCAATGAGGCTGAATACCAAGGTAGAAAAGTACAATTAGGAAAACCTATGAGAAATTCAGGTGGTGGTAAAAAATATGTGGTATATGTTAAAAACCCATCCACTAAAAAAGTAAAGAAAATCTCGTTTGGTGATGTCCATGGAGGACTAACCGCTAAAGTCTCAAACCCAAAGGCTAGAAAGGCTTTTGCATCTAGACACAATTGTAAAGCTAAAAAAGATAGAATGACTGCAGGGTATTGGGCGTGTAGAATTAATAGATACGGTCATTTATGGGGCGGTAAAACTTATGGGGGTTATTGGTAATGTCAAACAGAGTATTAAAAAGAATCGTTCAAGCTTATTTAACAAAATTTGCGGAGCCCAAAATTAAAGATTTAACTGGCGAGGACATTGTATTGACTATTGATAACATAAAAGAAAACAAATACAAAGAAATTGTTGTATTTGTTCAGACCGAACCGCAAACTAATGATAAAACAATTGAAAAGATTATTAAACATTATGTTTATATGGGGTTAGATTTTGGGGGTGAAGATTCAGTATCTTCAAGAGTCATTATTAATTATCAAACACCTGTTTGGTTTGAGGATAAAACTCCTTATCAAGAAACCATTAGTGAAGATAAAAAAATTAGAGTTTTTACCGAATCTGTTGACGATGGTGAATTAAAGTGGCACAGAGATAAAGAAGACCGAATTGTTAAGGTTTTAGAATCTAATAACTGGAAGGTACAACTAGATAACGAATTACCCGTTATTTTAGAGGTTGGTAAAAGTTATTTAATTCCTGAAGGAGTTTTTCATAGAGTTATAAAAGGAAATGGAGACCTTAAAGTCTCCATAACGTTCATTTAATTATTTGTCGAAACGCTCAAGTGCGTTTTTGGTGATAAAAACAATTTCACAATTTTTAAAATCTTCTAAATTTCTTGAATTGGTGTATGACATTGCCGACCTTAAATAGTCGTTAAAATTATCAACCCATTGACTTAAAGTATATTCTACTTTGTTAGTTTTACTAATACCTTCAGACGTTGTTAATTTTAATTTACCCCATTTTCTTTGAACTTCTTTAGTACTCATACCTCTAAAGTTTTTATACATATATTTTCTTAAAAAAGGGTATTTAATCCATATTGTATTACTGATATTCTCATTAAGAGGTATTAAATTAAATAATTTTGTTTGAGAACAAGACTCTAATGTTTTATTTAATATACCACCTAACATTACATAATCAGCACCTAGTGCTAACGCCTTAATAATATCATCGTAATTTTTAAATCCACCATCGGCGACTATTTTTGTTTTGTAATTATTAGTTTTCTTTAATTTAAAACTTTCGTTAATTAGTGACGCCATAGGGTAATGAATACCTGTATTCGCGGAAGTTAAACACCCTGAACCACCACCAATACCAACTCTAACATAGTCGACACCTATTTCAGATAAAGTCGCATATGTTTTAGGATTTGCCACATTACCAACCATAAGTTTATGAATATTTTTTTTGTTTTGTTTCACGAACTTTTCACAAAGATTATGTAATTTTTCAATATGGCCGTTTGCAATATCAACTAAAATATGAACAGGTTCATCCGCTTCCATAATAATTTCATTATATATTATTAAATCAAAATCTTCCAAAGATAGTGACCAAAAAACATCATTAATCTGAGACTCACCTCTAGGTAGACAAACAACCATATCTTTATTTAAGAATTTAAAATAGTTTTCATTATCTACAACAGTATCCATTGGTGACACAATTAAAGGTAATTTTTTATCTTCTGTGAAAATATTAATTTCTTTACGACTTGAGATAGATGATACTATTTCAGGTACAATAGTAATATCTTTAAAATCAAACTTCTTTTTATTCATGTTCTTCATTGTTTTCTAAATCTATTGTTTGTTGTATTTTTCTTTTACCTCGTTCACTTATTGGAATTGGGTTACCTTCATTGTCAATTGAGACAAATCTAATATTTGTTTTTAAAATTATTGTTTGTGACCCAGTGTAAACATTATGTGCCCTAGCTTCCATATAAAGTGTTACTGAAGTATTACCTATTGAGGATGGTTTTCCGTATATTTTAAGTAGTTGACCTTCCTTCGCAGGTTTTTCAAAAAAACATTTATCGATTGATACTGTGACCATTCTTGGTGTGTCACATAATTGCATCGAATATCCTGCCGCGGCAGCGTCAATCCACGCTAATAATTTTCCACCGAAGAGATTTCCGTGGAATCCTAAGTCGGATTTTTTGATTGGGTGAGTGTTTAGAAGTTCCATAGGTAAAGTATAATGAAACAATTCCTTAAAAAAAAGTATTTATAGGATATGTTGTCAGAAAAACAAATAGAGATTACTAATAAACTATTGTCTAATAAGGTTTTTACTTATAGAGGACCTATGTTCTCAAGTATTCGACACCAAATAGATTTTGACTATACCATTAGTTTATCAGGTTATAAACAAATGATTACCATCGGTGAATATATGCACTACCTTAAAGTTGATGTTAATATTATTAAATTAAAAAGTGATTTTATAAAAAGATTGAATGATGGTGATGCGGTAAAACTCGTGATAATGAATAGTGATGTGAATTATAAATTACTTGAGGAAATTAAAGATATTTTAACTATATTTGCAGGAACTAATGTTAGAGTCTTATTATCAAATATCACTGTTGATGATAAATTAAAAGAGAATATTATTAGGTATAGTTTAAACAAAAAAATAATTAGTGAATCAAAAATGAATAAAGAAGCTATTAGAACTGTTGTTAAAGATGTTATTACTAAAGTTAAAAATAAAAAAAGAGGTTTTTTTTATTTACCTGACGATTATGAAGAATATTCTTTTAGTAGACCACCATTTGATTTTAGTGTTGAATTAACTCTAAAAACAGATAAAAAAATTGACAGGTTTATGATTAATGGATACTATGTTGATGGGGAACAAGTTGTTGAAATTTTAGTAGTTTTTAACCCAAATAAAATACAATCACAATTATATGATTTAGTTGGTGAATTAAACGAACTATTAGGTCATGAACTTGAGCATGGTATGCAAGAATATAGGGGTGAATTTATGGATAAAGATGAAGAGCCCGAAGAGTCTTTGGCTTACTACTCACAAGAGCATGAAATACCTGCACAATACCAAGGTTTTAAAAGATTATCAAAATTAACCAAAAAACCTATAAAGGATGTTGCCAAAAATTGGTTTGATAATAATAAAGACATACACGGTTTAAATAATGATGAAGTTAATCTTATTATTGATAAAATTTTAAGTTATAAACAATAATGGGTAAATTAGATGCGGTAATAAAATACCTTGAGAAGATTAAACATAGGAAAGGTAAATACCTTATAGAGTTTAACAACTCAAACATAAGGGACGATGAATGGATTGCAACAGATTTAAATGTTATCCCAACTGAAGATTACACATCTTACATATACGATATATTTTATGATTGTGCGGTCCCTGACATTACCGATGAGATAAAAAAAATTATAGGTATTGACGATAACCTTGATATCGATATATTCCAAACTCTATTTAATGGTGAGGAAGTTAGTATTTCTAATTATTCAATATCCGATAAGTTTGTTAAAAAATTAATGAAAGGTGTTAAATATCATTCAGGAAAATTAACTAGACAAATGTATCTTAATCGACAAATAGCTGAAGTAACCTTTATTTGTGATTATGATTTATCTAAGGTTGAACCAAATGAGGATGAGACTGGTTTGACATTTTACTATGATGGTAAAGTTACGGACTTTTTAATCAATGGTGTTTCACAAGAAGTGACTGACAAGGATTTTGCTGAGTTTATATGTGGTTCATTACCATTTGTGTTTGATAACGAAAGAATTAGTAGTACTGATGTTGCTTGGAGTTTATTAAACGACGATATGGATTCGAGGTATTGTGACTATTACGTATATGGTATTTTTTACTACACTGAATTTTTAGGGATAAAAGTTGACTCACAAAACCACGATGTTGGTCTTGATTTATTTACATCAAAAATTGACGACTTTGTTAACGGTGATTACTAAATCTCTTAATTAATTTACCAAACAACTCTCTAACTAAAACACCAGCAACGGTTAACAAACCAAAAGAACTTAGTCTTAACGCAATTTCTTTATAATCTGAAGAACTTATAACACCACTATTAACTGATTCATAAATTATTGGTATAATTGGTATTATAAATGCATAAGACATAATATTTGTTACCTTATGTAGGGTTATATTTAAACTTGTAATAAAATCAACAAACGTACTTTTTAACTCACCACTTTTTTTAAGTAATACGCCAAATTCATCATACAAACCTACTTCTTTTATTTTACCTAATATTTTTTTTACGGTTTCTTTATTATCAATATAGTATAGCGAAATAACACCAGTTATGATTAAACTTAATTCCATATCACTTAATTCAGGGAATTTACCTGCAATAAAATCGTTTAATGGACCGACAAAACCACCAATACTAGCTCCCCATGTTAGTAAGAATTCTAAATTCATACCCATTTGTTCTGAAGACATTTTTATAATTTTTTTGGTAAATTCATAACTACCTTTAATTATTTCTCCAAAACTATCATTAATTGATTCTTTTAAAATCAATTTTTTTTGACCCTCGTTTATTAAAATGGTTTTGTTCATATACTAATAAATACTTTGATACTATTTATTATTAAATATTGCGTTAAATGATTAATCCCGAATTAAAAGTTGGTGACAGAGTTGTTATTTTACATATGGAAGATGAAATATCAACAATTCCTCCAGGTACCGCTGGAACTGTATTAAGGCACTCAAAGTTATTTGGTGATGACCAATACTATGTAAAATGGGATAATGGTGGTCTATTGGCGATTATATCAAGTGTTGATATGTGGGATACTGAAGAAAATATTACTAAAAGAAAAAAAAACAAATTAAAAGAGTCTGAGTTTAAATCGGTTATTAAAAATAATAGTAAAGAACAAAAATTACTTAAAAAAAGTAAAATGGTTGAAAGTATTCTTGAAATGAATATTGATAGTTTTAAGAAAGTGATTAGTGGTAGTAATGCCGATGTATTCAAATACTTTAACGCTCAGTTCTTAAGAAAATATTTGTTAACTCTTAGAGACTCAGGTATTACCAATATGTTCGCGGCATCACCTTATCTTTATATTGGTAGGGAAAGACTTAAACACGAGTTCAAATACAAAGATATCCCTAATGAAGAAAAATTTGACGAGTTGTTAGATATGGCAGACCAAGCTCAATCAGAAATGGTTCATGGAATTATTAAGTATTTGGAGGCTAACGGTAAGGAAGCCGATTTACAACAAATCAATCGTGAACTAAGAAGATTCTCTCAGGCGGTGGTTCAAAACTATATGTTACTCTTCTGAGTTAAAGTCAAAATCAAATTCCCAATCACCTTCATCATTTTTCATTGGTGTTAATGATAATTCTAAAAATACGGGATTTTGTTCACCAAAATAACCACCCTTGATATTATAATCAAAGAATTCTTCGGCTTCAGACCAAGTCATTCCATCTCTTTCTTGGAGAATTGAAATGATTTTATCTTTTGAGTATAACATTCTACGACCTGTGCCAAATTCATCTGTTATACCCACAATTGCCGATTCAAGACCATCTAATAATATCGCCCCTTCAGCATATTCATTAATATCTACTTTCATACTATAATTATAATTAAAACATTCTTACCTATCAATATATTTATAACTAAAAGAAAGACATGAATGCATATTTTTTCAAGATGAATAATGAGGAGAAAGAAAATATCCTCGACAAACACAAAGAGTTGTATAATGGTTATGCAACAAATAATGTTACTTCAAACATGCAACCATTATATACCCAAGATTACGCCAATGATAAGGGTGGTATTACTGTTAACAATCAAGGTGATGTTATGACTTATAGGAATATGGGTATAAATGAAAGTGTTACAGAAAATGAGGATATCGTTGATGATGAATACTATATGAGTTTAGGTGAAAAATTAGATATGATTGGTGACGGTCCATACGATTTACCAAACGGAACTGTAGATGTAGATGATACTGAAAATGAAATTATGGTATTAATGAGTCCTGAAACTGATGGTGAATATTTTGACCATGATTTGGATGATGACGATAATTATGAGGATAATTGGGAAGAAGATGTTTTTGGTGATGATTTTGACGAAGACGAAATGGGTGAAATCTCTTTTAATATCCAAGAATCAATTGATATGTTTAATAGATTTAAAAAATATAATTAAATCTTGTCTTTTTAATATTTTATAGATATTTCTTTGTTATAAACACAACTAATTAATAATAACATGGAAATTAAAGAATTAGTATCTTATTACATAAATGAAACATCAGAAATACTAGAAGTTACTTTTAGATTAACTATTGATGGTGATGATGAAATAAGAACAGACCAAATACAATTAGATGAAGTAACGTCTTTTGGGTATAATTTTGATGATTTTACTGAAAGTAATTTAATCGAGATGTATAATGAAGACGATGATGATGAAAATAATGATGAGTTCTTCGGTAGTTTTTTTGATGACGATGATGAGTTAGACCAAGAAGAAATAATATCGTTTTTAAATGAATATTATCTAATATATTCGGATAGATTACCAAACCCTGATTTTTTTTAAATTAAAGACCTGTCATTGACAGGTTTTTTTATTTTATAGGTATTTATTATTATGAGAACCGATGTAGACTATATTATTTCATTAATGAAAGAATTTACCCCAAGCGATGGTAATGGTGAAATTGGTGAACAAGACGCAACCTCTAATTCTGGTGGTGGCGGCGGTGGTGGTACATACCCCACCGTAACCAAGTGGAGTAGTGGTAGAAAATTTGGTCCAACCTATAACCCCGAACAACAAAAATGGAATGGTAATGGAATTGCAAGAGGTAAAGCAAATACTTTATTATAAAAATAATTTTTTTATTGTTTCAAAGTATTTATATGTTAAATAAGTAAATTAATGAGTGCACTACAATTTCAAGGAGTATCCGAAAACCTTAAGTATATTTTTACTAATAGAGGAATGGTGCAAACAGGTGACTATTTCCAAAATAACGGAAATGTTATTAATTATACTTTTGAAAATTTACCAATAGCCATTGATATTTTAAAAGAACACAAAGAACTTTACTACAAATTAAATAAAATATCTCTAACAGAATACGCGAATTCATCTAGAAAGTTTTTATACCAATTGTTAGAAATATTTGAATTAAAAAATAATGTTAGCATTATTAAAGAATGGGAAGAACAATTTGGTTCTAAACTATTGTTAATTAATGAATCTGTTGACAAACTAATTGTTGAATCCCGTATTAATGAATCTTGGGAAAGTCTTAAAGTTCTTTTAGAAGCTTGGTACAATCCATTTTCTTGGGATTGGAAAGGTGGTGTTGAAAGAGCTGGTAAATGGATTGGAGACCAAGCTAAGGGTGTTGTCGATTGGACTAAAGACCAAGCAAAACAAATTAAACAAAAAGGACTTGTACAATGGGGAATTGATAAAGCCAAAAACGTTTGGAATTCAGTTAAAAACGCAGTCTCAAAAGCTTGGAACTGTCTAACTAATAACTTTGTTGAGTGTTTAATGGAAGG